CCCGTTTGACTTTGCACACCGCGCTTCTACAATGAAGGGCCACTCTGGATCTGCACTCCTGAACCGTAGCTCCAAAGTGGTGGCCATTCACAGTGGACACAAAGCGAAGGACGGTCGCAACGTTGGTGTTGCCTTGAAAGCCGTTCTCCAAACCGTGTTCCCGCCAGAACGCCCTGAGTTCTCTCCCGAGTCTAACGACGGAGGTATGAGCAGCCAGCCTGACCGCGACCCCCTGTACAAGTACCGGGAGTTTGACGATGATTTTCACGTCCACGGCCAGCGCACGCGTTTCGACGGCATGACCAGCCAAGATCGTGCCGCAGAACGCCTCTTGTACTCTCATGGCCACTCCACTTATTCTATGGACAAGTGGGGGAACTTCTCAAGTATGGAAGCTTGGGAGGCGGACAAGCGCGACAGTGGAGAAAAGTTGTGGGCGGACTACGACTCTGAAGACGACATCTTCTACGAGTCAAAGTCCCCGGATTTTCAGCTGGCCCCTCCCCAGGAAGAGGGGGCGGTACAAATCTCTGGGAACACGTCACCACCTTCTACCGCTGGATCCACCCCGAGCCCATTTCGGCCGGAGTCAAAGTCGACTATCCCCTCCAAAAGATCGGAGAAATCGACCTCCCAGTCCGATACTCAGGTTCCGCTCCCAAAACCGCGCCCCTCCCAGAAGGCCTCGAACTCCCAGAGCTCGAAGGCTGGCAGTGGCCCGGCAGACCGGACCCAGAAAAGCTCGTGGCGAGTCTCAGCTTCTCCGCTGGCCACCGAACAGCAACCCGACCACCAGCAGCGTTCAATGCCTCGCTCCAAGCCCTCTCCGGCTGGCAATCAACCATCCGCGACGACTACACCAGATCAGATCTCGAGCGAGAAGTTCGGAACGCGCTGCTCTGTGTTAAACGCGATGCTACACCAGGGTTCCCTCTCAGCGAACGATATCAAAACAATGCAGAGGTCCTTGAGTCAATATCAGGCGAGCTTGTCACCAAGTGCGTCGACCGGCTCACGGCCCTCCTCGAAGTCGAAGAAGTCCAAGACGACCCAGCCTGGTTCGTCCAAAGCGGCCTCCACGACTTCGTCGTCCCGTTCGAGAAACAAGAGCCCCACCCCTCACGCAAAGCGTGCCTAGGTCGTTGGAGGATTGTCTCTTGCCTGTCTCTTGTAGACCAGGTTATAGAGAGAGTTCTCTTCGAACCTTGTGTGCGGGGTGTGAAGCTGCGATATCCACAGACGGAAGCTGTAGTTGGTATCGGTTTTACCGATCAAATGTCCTCCGAGTTTGCAGAAGAAGTTGTGAACGATCCCTCTCCTGGTGTGCTGTATTCAACAGACATATCCGGTTGGGACCGTTCCCAGAGTAGAGACTTCATACAGAACGCGTCGGAAATGGTAATCGCCAAGTGCGAGACGCCGGACTCCGACAAGGTTAAGCGGGCTATTCGTCATCATGCTTTGATGCTGACGAACCCTGCTTTCCTAGTTCCTTCTCCCTGCAAGCGTAAGCGTCTAGTTCTCTCCCGGAGCAATCCTGGAGGAATGTTGTCCGGATCATACCTGACCACATTGTACAACACACTGTCACGACTAGACGCTGCCTATCTTTCCGGTGCCGTACAGGCCCGGGCCGCCGGCGACGATGCCTTGGAAAAGCATGTACAACCAATAGACGTGGCCCGTGCCCGTTACAAAATGATGGGATTTACTCTCCGAGATGTTGACGAACTTTCTCACACTCGC